ACTTGGTCTTCAGCTTAAGTCTTTAGATAGACATTTTGGTTTAATAGCAGAAGAAGTAGCAGAAGATCTACCGGAATTAGCTACTTTTGGTTATCCTGGCGGTTATCCAATGAAGATAAATGAAGATGGCAAAGAAGTTGTAGATCAAGAAGAGCTTGTTAAATTCGAAAAATACGTTCCTGTTTCATGGCGAGAAATGGGCGCAATACCACTGCTTATTAAGGCAGTTCAAGAACTATCATCGAAAATAGACGAATTAGAATCAAGAATGGTATAATGTGAATATGAGTGAACAAAATATAGATGTCAATTTAATTATTCAATCTTTTCAAGAGAGATTAACTCAGTTAACAACTGAAAATGTTTTAAAAGATGCAACCATTAAGCATCTGACTATTCAGATTCAAGAAATGTCAAAAGAAGAAGTAAAGGAAAAATAATGTCAGAAGAAACTACAGAAGAAACAGTAGAGCCAAAAAAAGAATTTACTGTTACTATTCTAATTAGCGATCAAAATTTAAGCTACAAGAGCGACTTTAATGAAGCGGAAACAATTTTTTGGCTTGAGTCAGTTAAGGCCTTGATTCTAAAGAAGGCTTTTGACGCAGCAGCTGCTAGCTAATTTTATTTTTTATACTACTATTACTTTTATTAAAGTAGGGAGTTTTAATGGCCATTAGACAATATTTACCATTTAACCAAAATGGTTCAGCAAGCTTCTTTGCTAAAGCAATTGAGCCAGAGCAAATTAAAAATTTATCTAAGGCATTAAAACCAGCTGCCCTAGCTTTAGGTTACCAGGGTACAAATTACTTTTACACTGGCAGGAGTAACTTTGAGCCATCTCCTTATGACTTTGACAGAATAATTCAAGCTGTTGACACAGATTCTTATGTTAAACAAGCTGCTTTGAAATATAAAGAATTATTTTGGAAAGAAGGATGGAAAATAACTGGAGAGAATGCAGACGCAGTTTCTTATTTGTATCAGAGAATAGACTTTATGGAAATGGCTATGAAGAGGCCATTTGTAGACTTTTTAATGGAAGTAGCTGATCATTTAGTCAAGTTCTCTAATGTATTCATAGTTAAGGCAAGGGGAGACATGTCTGATTACTTCCCCAGTACGCTTACTCCAGTAAATGCTACACAGCCTGTAATTGGTTATTATCTTATTCCTACTGAGCAGGTTAGAATCTTAAGAGACAAATTTAATAGGCCAAAGTCTTATCAACAACAAACTGACCCAATGACCTATGCTCCAACGGATAGAGATCCTGTCTGGTCGGCAGAAAGAGTTATTCATCTTCATTTTGACAGAAAGACAGGTCGTGCATTCGGTACTCCTTTTTTGAGTTCAGTTTTAGATGACGTTGTTGCATTAAGACAGCTTGAAGAAGATATTCAAAATCTTGTTCATAGAGAATTGTTTCCTCTTTATAAATATAAAATTGGAACAGCAGAACAACCAGCTGAGCCAGAAGAAATAGACGATGCAGCAGCTCAGATTGAAAACATGAGATCTGAAGGTGGTTTAATACTTCCATTTAGACATGATGTTGATGTAATCGGTGCCAATAACACAGCCTTAGATGCTAGCGAATACTTGAATCACTTTAAAGAAAGAGTAGCAGTTGGCTTAGGTGTTGCTCCTCATCATCTTGGAATGATGATGGGTGGAGGAAATAGGTCTATGACAGATAGATTAGATACTGCTTTATATGATAAGGTAAAACAGTTCCAAAAGCATTTATCTGAAATGATTAGAGTTCATATTTTTAATGAACTTTTGTTTGAAGGTGGATTTGACCCAATAGCAAACCCAGCAGAAGCGGGTGTTTCGGATAGATGTTTCTTTAAGTTTAATGAGATAGACGTAGACACTCAGGTTAAGAAAGAAACTCACCTTATACAAAAGTATACTAATTCAGCTATAACCCTGCCAGAGTTAAGAGTCGAATTAGGAATTGATCCAGAGTATGACAGAGAAGAACTATTCGGTGGAATTCAAGCAGAGATACAAATGGATATGGCTGTTAATCAAGCAGAAATAACCGCTAAGAATCAGCAACAAACACAAGTAGCCAAAGATGCAAACGGTTCAGATAAACAAGAACCAGCAAAAAGAGGCGAAAGAAATCTTCCTTCAAATAGAAGGGGTCCAGGTAATATAATAAGACCTGCAAATCAACAGGGTAGAAAGACTTCTCCAGATATTAGGAGATCAGATATGTCATGGTTACCTCTTATTGAAAATGCTCTAAAAGAAGAGTATAATGTTATAGAACAAGATGAAATGAAGAAAGGTTCATAATGATTATTGAGTCAGAAGTAGCAAAGAATTCTAGATATGGCGAAGACGCACTAGAAGCTTTTTATACAGCAGTCGATAACGGCCAAGCTCGTTTGGCTATGTCAATTTTAGTTGATATCATTGTCGCTTTTGCAGACAAGATTGAAGCCCTTGAAGAAGCTGCATCTGCAGGTGTAAATGAAGTTAAGCCTCCAGTTAAAGAAGAAGTTAAGGCAGATGCTTCGGAAGAAGAAATCAAGCCAGCACCAAAGCAAAAGGTAAAAGAACCAGTCGCTGAATAATATGAAGTTAATTATAGGTTGCCCTATTTATGATAGGGATTGGATTTTTCCATACTGGATATCTTGCATACAGTCTCAATCAGTGTCTCTTAAAGACATAGGATTTGTTTTTGTTGCATCAAAAGATGATGGTCAAACGATAGCTCATCTTGAAAAGTGGAGATCATATCATCCAGAGGTTGAAGTATTTGATATTCTTTATCCTGAGGATGTAAATCATTTCTCTCATCAAGAAGGAACTAGACAATGGACAATCTCTAAGTATGAGAATATGGTTAACTTAAGAAATATTCTTATTAAAAAAGTTAGAGAATACGATCCAGAATTTTTCTTTAGTCTTGATTCAGATATTTTGATTAAAAATCCAGCAACCATAGAATTGCTAATAGCTCATACCAAAGAGGGCGCTGATGCAGTTAGTCCACTTATGTATATGACTCCCGTTGGAACTTCTTATCCAAGTGTAATGAAATGGGTTAATGAGCCAGGTGGTAAGGCTCATAGAGATTCAGAATTTCCAATAGGAACTTATTTTAAATCTGATGTCATCATGGCTGCTAAGATGATGTCACGAAAGGTTTACCACAGCATCGATTATAGAATGCATCAGCAAGGAGAAGATCTTGGGTGGTCTGCAGATTGTGCAGAAAAAGGGTATAGTCTTTATTCAGCATCATACATATATGCTCCACATGTAATGAGTCGAGCAATGTTAAAAGACATTTTGCAGAACGGCGACCCAAGAGAAAATGAAACTTTGAAAACTTTATCTAAAGTATGATATTCTTATATAAGATTGTTTAATATATGATTAGTCAATTTACTATAGGTACAAGCTTTAAAATATTCTGTCATGGAGACATAAATGGCTTTTGATTTTGTTGAGAACTTTACGGTCCAATTGCCCGACTTCAGTGAACTAAAATATGATTTTTCTGAATCATTTAGCACAACTCATGGTTTAATCATAGAAGTTGCGGCAATTCACGAACGGACTAACTTCTAATTACAATAACTACTCAGCTGCAGAGCTAGAAAAGGCTTTGCAATCATGGGTAGAACCTTACCCTAAGCCAATCATTTTAAATCACGATTTAAATACTGAGCCTATAGGCAGAGTTATTGCTGCAAAGATGGACAAAGAAGAAGATGGCAGTCCATTTGTTAGATTGCAAATAGCAATTACTGATCCAGTAGCAGCACAAAAAGTCCTAGACAAGAGATATCTGACTGGTTCAGTTGGCGGTAGAGCCGGCAAAGCAGTCTGCTCTATTTCCGGAGATGATCTTGCTTCTGAAAGTGATAATGGAAGACCAAAGGTCGCCAAGTATCGCAGAGGTCAAGTCTATAAGGGCAAACTTGCATATATTGATATGCAGGATATTTCTTTCAAGGAATATTCATTTGTTAACCAACCAGCAGATGGTAAGTCTAGCGTAAGATCTACATCTGTTATCTCAGATAAAGACGGAAAACCAAACAGCGAAGGTTGGGTGGCTAAGAGTTCCGCATTTGTTCTAAGTATGAACGAAGAAGATATTTATTCAGTAGAAGAGCACGATTCTTTATTTAAAAATATGAAGAAAAAAGAATCTAAGCCAATGTATCTTCATCTAAAGGGCGCATTTTTAACAGCTCTTGCTTTCCAAGAGAGCGAAAATACGCATAATAACGCAGTTTCATTACTATCTAGCGAGGAAGCTGTTAATAACACCGATCTACAGGAGAATTCTAATATGAAAGATCGCAATCAAGAAGAGGATATCTTGGCTGTAACTGAAGAGTTAAGCGAAGATTTGTCCTCAATTGCTGCTGGTAAGACTGAAGAGTCTGAAGGTGGCGAAGAAGAGGCACCAGAAGCACCAGCTGAAGGTGGCGAAGAAGCCGGCGCAGAAACCGCTGGCGAAGAAAAGTCTGATGACGATACAGAGAAAGCGGATGAACAAGCTGAAGAGGCTGTTGATTCCGAACAAGCTGCAGAGTCTGAAGAACCAGAAGCCGACGAAGAGAAGGCAGAAGGTGATCAAGAGCCAGAGAGTGCGGACGAAGACCTCAGCGATAAGGCTGAACAGCCCGCTGAGCAAGACAACGACGTTCTCGACAAGGTAAAAGCTCTTGAAGAAGAAAATGCAAAACTCAAGGCAGCACTTCACAGGATTCTTGTGGAAAGAGTTGTCGATGCAAAGATTACCGCTGGCGTAGAAGCAGCAGAACAAAGAGATGAATTGATCGAGTCACACTTGGCTAGAACAGCATCTTCTTTGGCTGATTCTCTCAGAGATCTAGCAAAGATGCCTACCCGCAAGTCACGCCATTCTGATGCTCCAGAAATTCACAATGAGTCAGCAGCTGTTGCAAACGAAGAGAATGTAGCAACTATTGACGAAGATAATGAAGTTCAGGAGAGTAAAGAAGAAGTCTCACTTGAGCAGGTATTTGTTGACGCTCTTATGGGCCGTCGTAAGCTTTAAAACAAGGAGAAAATAAGAAATGAGCTTAGCAAAATTTCGTAAAGTAGGCACAAAGACTGGTTCAGGCCGTTTTGTGGTTTCGGAGGGCATTGCTCCAGCAGCATACCTCCTTCCACATCCTGGTTTGCCAACTTGGTATCTCGACAGCGAAGATGATCGCTTTGAAATCGTGATTCCAAAGGGTACCATTCTTTCAGTCGTAGCCGATAGCAATGGTGACGCAAGAGTTGTTCCAGCCAATGGTTCAGCATCTTCAGTTACCTGGGGTGACAACATGCCAACATCTTGGGATCCATTGGATGGCGCAACTCCATCCTATAGCTCTGGTGCAACCGATTCAATCGCTGTTAGCGCTAGATCAATCCCAGTAGGTGTTGCTCAGTATGACCTCTACCGTCCATTTGACAAAGGCACCTCACAGGGTGCAGGCTTCATTACCCATGGTTACGTTGAGTACCCAATGGTCAGTGGAGTCAATGCAGACGTTACCGTTGGTAGCGTTGTTCGTTCGGACCACATGGGCCGTCCAGTATTGGCAGCTGCAGCTGATTTTTATAACAGCAGTGCAGTCTACTCTTACCTCCAGGTTGGTAAGGTAGTCGAA